GGCGTCAGCAGTCATTGATGCAGATGATGCATCATAGCTATCTTGCTTGATAGCTTGTTCAACAAGAGCCTTAGCAAGTACTCGAGCTGAAGCGAGGTCATACTGATCAGAACCACCTAGATCAGAAATGATAGAGTTAGCATAGCCAAGAGGATCAGCTGATAAACCAATATCCTCTCCAACTTGCTGAATTGCTCTTACAACAGAGTCAGTCTTGATACCATAAGTCGAAAGGACTTCTTTTGCATTAATAGTTGCAGTCATGTGTTTCTCCATAATTTAGTTAACAAATCAAATTACTACATTGACCATCTTAAACAATAACGGAAATTAAGTCAACAGCTACATTTCATGCGGCTTTTCAGCGATACAATACTAAATTAAGAAGGATAGTTGGAAGCATTTTAGCCGCATTCTTCATAAAATCACGATCGTTATCGTAATTATCGGGCTCTTCCTTTGGATTTTGTTTGGTTGTACGAATCACAGTTCGTTCAACAATAACGTCTTCCATTATGACAGTGCTCTTGGTTTCCTTGTGATCAACTTTTTCTTTGTCACCAGCCCAAACACTAATAGGTATCAAAAATACGAGTAGTCTCAGATATGAAGTCATTTGGATCTTTCACAAAAACTTGGGGTTGATCATTATCAACCGCAATCATAATAACAATCTGCTCAATATCAATATCATATCTTTCTTTGACCATTATAGAATAGGCAGTCGATTGAATGAAATAGTTATTGATCCACTTTTCCTGTTTAGCTTTGTTTGCAGTCTTATAGTCAAGTATGGTTGGTTTACCATTGTACAAACAAATCAAATCAGAAGTACCCGCTGCTCTCAATCTATCTGAGTACAACGGATATTCGATACCATACACTTCTTGAACATTTAAGTCAACAATTGGTTGTAAATCCAGGAATAATGCGGTTGTTGTTGGCATTTTGTTCAAAGCAAAGTCTTCAACATTGCCAACATAGTCTTCCATCATGTTGTGAAGCTTGGTTCCTCTTGTGGATGCTTTGGTTGATATACGGTTAGCTTCCTCGTGACCGACCTTCTCTCTCCACTTAGCTATACCTTCCTTAGATAGTTCAGAAAGAACAGTAGTAACAGATCTATATGCATCACCGTTAGGAGTTACATAATATCGTTTACCATCTATTTCTTTTCTTGGAATTTCTATCTTAGGAAGGGGCTTATGCTCGAAGTATTTTGTTCTCAAAATTATTTGCCAAAGTGTTTGTTGAAGACTTGATCAGTCTGAGCTTGCTTAATAGATTTAGTTGCGTGACGATCTGATAGCTGACTATTAGGATGAGCATCAGATATCTTTGAGAGTACTTCTTTGAATCCACTATCAGTTTTGATACCACCTACACCACTAACAGTGGCAGGAACATCACCGACATCAAAGTATCGATCTACATTAGGATTACCAACCAAGTAAGACTCGTAATCGGATATACGAAGACTCACTTCATATATCTCATCCTTGACTCTATCTCTAAATTTATAAATGGGCATTACTTGGCTGTCCAGGTAGTCTTCTTAGCTGGTGCTTTCTTAGCAACTTTCTTAGCTGGAGCTTTCTTTGGTGGTGGCGGCTCTTTTGATTGTTCTAGTACTGGATCTTTCTTCACGACAGCCTTCTTTGGAGGACTAGAGTGTCTCTTATTCCAAACCCAGTTAGTGAGGTCGAGGAGTGCACCTTCAACCCATGCCATAAAACTACTATGCCAAAACCAATTATCTTTCATCTTGATACTCCTCTTCTCTCTGATTATCTAGTTCATCATAGAACTGTTCATATCTTTTATTTTTAAGTGCTCTGTCTATTGTTCTAACAGATCGATCAGTGACTTCTTTCTTGATTGCCTTCGCAACATGGTGTTGTTTCTCATCAAGTGAACGAAACTGTTTATTCGTCTTACCCATTTTAACCCTCTAGTAGTCCAGGATATATTTCATCAACAAACTTCTTGGTGATACCTTTATAAGGTACTTTCTTATCTTTTACTGCAGCGATAAGCTCTGCATCTTCCTTATCCAAATTCTCTAGTAATTGAATAAACAGATACTCTCTTCGTGTTGGCTTCAGGTTATCATTACCACCCTCGATGAATAGATATAACTTACGAAGCTCACTATACAGTACACTTTGTAAGTCTGGTAACTCATTTGGTTTATATGGAGGAGCACCTTCAGGTAGCAAGAACTTTACCTTAGGATCAAAGGCATACTTTAACAGAGCTCTGAGTGCTGGTGAGTCGTTTCTTCGAATCCACTCTATCTTGTCAGCCTTCTTCTCTATTTCAGAAGCCTTTTTAAGTATTTCAGCTAATCCGAGTTTCATTTCAATTTCCTATATGAAGTCATTAATATTCTCGATCAATGATTTAAGTTTATGTTTCTGTAAATAACCAAGTATATCAACATTCTTCTTGGTACTTGTCTGAGCTGTATATTCATCACCTATTCTATGTTTGATATCCAAAGGAATCTCAAACAAATCAATCAGCTTCTTGTTCCTATCTATACCATCCCTGAGCTCAGGAACTTCTCTTAACTGGTCCCAGTTCATATCTAACCATATATCCAACTTATTACTACGGACCGGTTTCTGTTTAATTCCATCTACAAAGCTATTGTCAGGAGATAGAGCATTAGGAACACCATCACCAGAGTCACCTCTAATCACAAGCTCTTTAAGGTATCTAGCTGGATTCTCAACCTGGACGTTTCGTTTTCGGATAGGATCAAATTGAATGATATTATCTCTATGTAGTTGAATAAAGTCTTTATCAGCAGATAGTATTATAATATCCTCTGGAATGAATGCACACAGAGTAGCAATGATATCATCAGCTTCACAGTTCTCTACTTGGATAACAGTATAGGGTAAGTTATCTTTAACCTCTTGTCGAATCTTATTCAAGACCTCGAACATACCAGCCCAATCAATATCACTCTCTTCTCTACTTTTCTTACGTCCAGCTTTATAGTAAGGGAAGATCTGCTTGCGCCAGTAGTTCTTATCATCACATGCGATAACCATCTGACCGTATATTCTTCCAAACTTCTGTTTGTATAAACGAAGAGAGTTGAGGATCATATGTCTAACAAGATCCTCTTCTACTACTAGGTCAGTGTGGTTACCCACTTGCGCCATCAGGTTAGAAATACAAACCTGATTGAAGTCTACGATTATCATTTTGGTTGGTAGTCAATTCTTCTGTGCTCTTTGAGCATTGATGTGAGAAGTCCGATCCACTGCTGTTTTCTATTTTGCCATCCATAGAAAGCGTCAATGTATGCTTTTTGAGCATTCAGAGTACTCTGTGAATCTTCATGATTATACAATTGAATAGCGTTTCGAGTCAACTCATAAAATAACTTACTATGATCTCTCTGATTCTCCTGCCATTGATACATCCAGGTCCAGTTAGATGCAGTTTCATACAAAGCAGCATAGTTAGGATGTATACAGAACAAACCAGCTGACATAGCTTCTATCATACTGATACATGATGTCTCTTGCCAGATATTTGGATAAGCGTAGATGTGTGCTTGTTGAAGTGCAGACCTAATATCTGCATTAGAGACCGTACCGTGATAGTTAATCTTTGGATGTTGCTTGCATAGATCAAATAACTCTTTGTAGGGTTCATCTCTTTGCTCCCATCCATAGATCTTGAAACTAGAGTATACATCTAGCTCAATGTTATCAAACTCTTTGGATAGTTGATCAAAAACAGGTACAAGTATATTCAGACCACGATGAGGAGTGGTGTGGTATATTAACTTGATCTTATCTTTGGATTTCTCTACAGCTGGAATAGGTTCAATAGCATTGTGCAGTACAACACACTTGTGCCATGGAAGTCCGTAGTGTTTTTGGTATGCTTGCATTTGCCAATTAGAGACAAATACAAGTTTATCGAATCGATTCCATCCACCTTGTCTCAGATGTTCTGACTCAGGATCACCTGGTAAGTCATGTAACCAGTAGATCTTGATTTTAGTATCATCAACTTCTCTAACTCTCGAAGGAATGATTTGGAAATAGTCAAGTAGATCTTTAGGAACGTTGTTATGTAACGATTCCAACATCAACTCTGTGCCACCTTTGGCATTCACTGATAACTCATTAGTTTCCATTATTCATCACCACTTACATTCTTAGATTGTTTTGATGATTCGCGTTTAGCTTTCTCAAAGGCAAGCTGAGCACTAATCATCATGTTCTTAACTAACCCACGTCTATCTTTATCACAGGTAGCAAGTATACGCTTAGTTTCTTTCTTCATATTGAAAGAGTTTGTTGCTTTCATTATTTATTCTCCATTTTCTGTAAATAATTCCAAGTATCTTTCCAGTTCTTCACTTTCACTGTGGTCGCCTTACTCTGTTTCATGTGTATATATGCTTCCTTTAAAGCTATACCCAGAGGGAAATCATTACCTCCATATTCCATCTGATCTCCAAAGAAGTGAACATGAACAAATGGTTCTGTGAAGTATTGTGCTATCTGGCCTTTGTCCTTACCAGGTTCCATAATATCAATACCAGTCTCACCAGCTACCTGAGCAACAGCAATATCACCAAACTTAGTATTAAACGCCTCTGCTATCTTTTTACGCTCTTTATATTGACGGTCAAATTCTACGTATTTTTTACGCTGTTCCTTGTCAGCAGCTCGACCTACAACACTAAAGTTAACAAGACCTATACGATTCTCTATATGACGACTTGATTTACCAACAAAGAGGCTCTTAAATAGTTGCTCATTTAACCACTGAATTTGAGGGTCTTTAAGTGTCCATTTACTAGAATACTTCAGGATTCCTTTTGAATAAATAGCATTGCCAGCGCAGGAAAACACTGCGTTGACCGATTCTAATATATCATTTCCCATCTGTTCTTGGGTTTTAGGATAATCACTACCAGAAGCAAGGTATACTTCTTTTCTACCTTGTTTAATCCACTGCTTAAACCATTCACGGAAAACTGGATCAATAGGTTCTCTGCTATCTGTAAGAGTACCATCAACGTCGAAGATGTAAACTTTTTTCATATATTAGATAAATACTAGTAGTAACTTTAAAAAGGTAGGATATGTTATACCATACTCCTGTAATGCCAACTATAGATGATTTAGTAGTCAAAAATCAACAGTTTTTTTGTGAATTCGTTGATTTGAAGCATAATGGTTGGAATCACTATTCAAAGGCCTTGAACAACTTGACCAATGGCTTTTGGGCACCCTGGCTAAGACAAGCAGATAAAAACGTTGCCACTTTCGCTGATGCATTAAAAACAACAATCAAACAAAAATAAGGAAATTCAAATGTTCAAAAAGTTACCTTTATTGGTGCTTTTTGTTATGCTTTCATCCCATGCAGTAGCAGCAGATCCTATTGTAACTGACTCGACTTCAAGAAGCACATCTGAGACTACAACAACTATAAAATCACCACCCCCAACAGCAATTGCCCCTGGTATCAACAGCCTCAACAGCGATCTATGTGCTGTTGGTGTTTCCGGAGCAGCTCAGACTCAAATCCTAGGTGTTGCTATTGGTTCAACATTCGTAGATAAAAACTGCGAACGACTTAAATTGAGCAAATACCTCTATGACATGGGTATGAAGGTAGCTGCTGTAGCAACTCTCTGTCAAGATGAACGAGTATTCTCAGCAATGATGAATGCTGGTACACCTTGTCCTGTTGATGGTAAGATTGGTCAAGAGGCTAAAGAGATTTGGGAAGCTAATCCTAAACGTCAACCACAAAAAGTAAAGAGTAAAGAGTAATGAAAAAACTCTTAGCTTTGCTGGCTATAGTAGCCTTCAATGCCTTTGCTACCGATCTAACCGTTGGTCCAAATGGATTGATCAACGGTGAGCTTGATGGTAATGCCACGGGTTGGACTCGATCTGGTATGGCTGGTGGCATTGATGGCAACGGTGGTCCAGGCTATACATTTAGTTTTCAGAGTGGTACTATAGCTCAGACCTATGCTATCAACCAAGCACTTCAAGGTACAGGTATTCAGATTCATGGATTTGATTATGGGTTTGAATACCGATTCAACTGCGGTCAACAAATTGGATCTGGTTGTACTAGTAATTCCAAGCAGGATACATTGAACTCCACTATTACTATCACAAGTAGTACAGGAATCTCATTATATTCAAAGTTTTACGGTCTAGGTTCTAAAAATGCTGCAGATGGCAATAGTGCTTATAATCCAAACTGGCAGAGTGTTGATACACAACAAAGATTTAATAGTCCTTACGATCTAGCTAACATGGGTAATTTTACCATGAGTATCACAGGTATGGATGCTGGCTTCTGGGGAGGTAATTACGGTCCTAATGTACGTAATGCATATTCTAAACCAGTATACTCAATGGATCAATGTACTTCTAATCCGTTAAGCAGTCCTAGCTGTGATGGCTACCAAGCAGCTTATCAAGAACAGCAATGCTCGATCAATCCACTATACAGTCCTAGTTGTTCTGGATATCAACAGGCTTATTATACACAACAGTGTAATATAAACCCTCTATATGACTCCAGCTGTCCTGGATACACAACAGCATACTACAACCAGCAGTGTTCCTTAGACCCATTATATGATCGTGGATGTTCTGGATATAATTCAGCATATATTAAAACCAAAGCCAGTACTGATTCTTCTAAGGATATGCAGCAAGAAATAAAAGATAGTGAAGTGAGTAAGGCTATCACACCTCCATCAACAACATCTCCAACTTCAGTAACTTCTTTGATTAGAGAACCAAATCCGGAAACTCGTATTCCTCCTAAAGAAGAAAAGAAGGTTGAGCGAGTATCTAACCCTGAGATAAGAGAGTTACCTAAAGAGGAGAAGAAAGAAGTACAAACTCCTAAAAAGACTGCAGATGCCAAACGTCGAGCTGAAGAGGCAATGAAAGCAGCAGCAAAAGCAAGTACTCCTAAAGAAGTAGTTGCAGCCCAGACAGCTATAGTAGGTGGTATGGGTTTACTACCTGGCTTTGAGAATTATCAGAACAATAGCATATTAGATGCTCAGTTCTATAAATCAAAAGAAATATATTCAAATCAAAAGACAGTTGATAACCGTAATGCTCAAAGGTTCCTAAGCGGTGCTAATGATGTTCGCCATCAACTAATGGTGGAAGAACAGTATAGACAATAATGGATCCTATATCTGCCTTTGCAGCTGCTCAGACAGCTCTTGCAATGATTCGCAAGGGAGTAGAGTTCTATAAAGAGTGTAAAAAAGCAAACGCAGATGTAACAGAAATAACAACTGAAGTATCAACATGGATTGGTAAGTTCATGGACCACAAAGAGGTGGTCTCGGAAGCAGCTCGCAAAGCAAAAGCAGCATCTGAAACGCCTCCTGATCCAGGAAAGGCATCATCTCTAAACACTCAGGCTATCAATAATGTGATGATGGAGATCCAGTTAGAGAGTGCAGAAAAAGAATTACGTGAGATGTTAATATATCAGACACCAGGTCTAGGAGCAGTGTGGACTAGGTTTCAAAAAGAACGAGAAAGACTACTAGCTGTTCACAAGAAACAAAGAGAAGCTGCTGAAGAGCAAGAACGAGTAGAAAGAATACTTGCAGCAGATAGAGCAAGAGCACGCAAGCTGCAAATAAAAAAGTTATGGGACGATTTGCATTGGGTTGTCATGATCATTACATTGGTTGTATTCTACGCAGGTTGTTTATATTTTGTAGTCCAGGATAGGATCAAGTATAGTCCACATATGGGTACTTGCTTCATTCCAAAAGGATCACCAGGGTATAGATCTTACAGTGACCTACGTTGGGTAGATTGTGATAATTAAAAACTAAACTAGGAGAGAAGTAAAATGGCCGATAAGGACATCAAAGAAGAAGTTAAAAAAGGATACGAGCTGAGTATTGCTGGTTTCAAATTAAAGTTAAACAACACTATTCTAGCTGTTGCAATTCCTGTTATCACAACCGTTGGTGGTGCTATGTGGGGTGCTTTTGAGTTCTACAAAGACTACATGGATATGCGTGAGAAGATTGCTAAGTATGTTGCACCTGATCTATCAGAGTTTGATAAGCGTTTATCTGTTATTGAAGAAAACAGTCAAAAGACTGCTGACTACACTCGTGATATCAAGAATGATCTCAAAGAAGATATCCGTCGTGTAGAGGCTGTTGCTGAGCAGGTAGAAAGAGGTTCAAAGCAATCTCAGCGTGAGACTGAGAGTGAAGTAAAGGCCATCAGAAACAATATTAACAGCACTCTTGAAAAGAACCGTGACGATATGGATAAGATCAAAGCTAACGTTGATAATAAGTTAGACAAGGTTAACAGAGATGTTGATCACAAGATCGATAAGATCCAAAAAGATCTTGACAAGAAGATTCAGAATGCTTTAGATAATCCTCTTGCTAAGTAATAAGCCCATCTTCAAACAATAATTTAGTTATACTATCACCAAACTCAGCCTTCTTCATATTAGTCGGCTGAGTTTCCTTTTTGGGATAACATATGATGTTAGTCTCATATCTTCTATCTAGGGAATCAGCTGTTGGTACATAGCCGGCTTCCTCCCATATATTCACAGTCTGTTTATTGAAGTTGTTTGGATTAAACTTGGTATATCCGTGCCAATAGGGAATATAATCAAGCCTCTTTAACTGCTCTAATAACTCATCATCGCCTTCTTTATTATTAAATTCTATATACAATAAAGGCTTATGTTGTTTGAGAAGTTTCTTAGCACCATCAAGTACAGTACTCTCATATCCTTCTACGTCCATCTTGACCATATGAAAACGATCAAGATATAAGTATTCATCTAAAGGGACAACATCTGTCTTAATACCAATCTCTGTCTCGTTATTGACCTTGAACATCCCAAAATTAACCTTCTCTCCTTCGAATGGATTAATATTAACCATCCTCATTTGATCTCGTTTATTTCCACAAGCTGCATGAACTGGAAGTACGTTGTAACATCCATTAACAATCATATTCATGCATAGTATCTCATGAATGTATATCTGAGGTTCAATGGCTACTATATTACCCTCACGACACCTCTTAGAGAAATAGAGAGAGTGTGTACCAATATTAGCTCCCACATCAAGTACATTACTAGTCTCTGTTAGAATAGTATCAAAGAGATCCATCTCTTGCTGCGCCCACTCACCAAAGTGATGAACACATGATCCAATAGGATCATCATTGCGGAAAAAGAATAGTCTGCCGTATCTTGAATCGGCTTGGGCCAAATTATTTTGCATAATATACTTTGTTGGTTGCGCAGCTAGGATTCGCACCTAGAACTGAGGATTATGAGTCCTCTGTGATACTGTTTCACTACCGCGCGTCTGATAGTTTTAAATGTTTTCTGTGAACTTTACACATTACCCATGAATTATAGAACAGTTCTGGATAAAAGAGAACATTTTCTTGAAATTGTTGCATAGCTTCATAGTAACTACACTCACCTTTTGTTTTGCACAGGTATAGTATAGTTCTGGTAAAGTTATCATTTCCATGAAGCTCAACATCTTTCTTAAGCTCTTCATTAGAACCGTAATATTCTTTCCAGTCTGACTCTGCTTTGTACTTCTTTTTCTTACCTTTTACTTGGCGTTGCTTCTGTGAGTAGAAAAACTTCTTACCAATATACTGTCTACCAGATAAAATATTAGTAATATTATACACAAACCCATAATATCCTTCCGGTATCTCTGACAGGACTTGCTGCTGATAAACCCAGTCCATTAAAGATTATCATCATCATAAAACTCTTCGTCAAGGTCTGTGTCCATTACAGAACCACAATAAGGACAAAAGGTAATTTCTTCATCTATATTGAAACCATCTACCTGGAATTCGGAATCACAGGTTCTGCAAACCTTAGGATTAATCTCGTCCCCAATCATACTCCATTATAAACTTCGTTCCTTGATGTATTAGGAACATTCATGTTAGTTATATATGTTCCCCAATCATGAGTCTGGTGAAATAAAACAACTTCCTTACTACTAGCATAGAAGTCGCCCATTAGATACAATTCTGCTGTGTCGCAATTCAATATACCATAAGAATACATCTTCTTTACTCCTCCAGCCATATAGGAGTATGTTTGTTCTTTGTGAAAAATAGACATTCCGTGGAATGTATGAACTCTCTTACTCTTATCCTTTAATAACTCCACAGGAACATACACATCATAGTTTGCTGTTTTTGTTATTAACTTCCAATCACTCTGGTTGTAAATAATAGCAGGCTTACCATCTTTATCTTTGATTATATCAATATCAAAGTTGTTTTCTGCAAGTACCGAAGTTGAAACGAATAATGCAATAGCTATTAATAGTTGTCTCATTTTTATACTCCTTGTTGGAGTAAGTATATAGTTATTTTGGAATTTCCTTGACTGGTTCCGATGATATTATATACTTAATAATTAAACCTGCAGGATCTACCTCGTACCATTTCTTACTACAGGTATAATATCCTGGATACGCGTGGTGAGTGTTGTGGAAAGGACTTCCAGCCAAAGGTACCAACCACAAGGAGTTGCGTGAGTTATCTCCAGTAG